AGCATCTGTACCATTTGAGTCATCTCTAACTCTTTAGCCATGATTCCCATAGTTGAATACGGTACAAACTTGTAATCTGATACAGGATACCTATCAACATCAAACTGAATCTTACGCCACATTGATTTATTAATCATTGGAATAAGGAATGTGTTTTGGAAATTCATTAAAGTACGCTTCTGACGCTTAATTGACGCAGACTGTGCCATAGACATACCAGAAGAGGTAGCCCTATCAGCAGTTCCTACATCAGCAGAGCCAGTACCCATCTGAATCATGTTTTGAAGTGAGGCAACCTGAGTAAACGTGCTTTGGTCTGTGACCCCCATATTAAGAGGCATGATAGCATTTCTTGGGTCGCCATTAGTTAGTATAGTTTTACCAGGTCTAACCTCAAACTTGACACCACGAGGTAATCTGGTGGCATCTGCTGCCATCATAGGTGTGGTTGTTAGTGCGAGTGAGTCAATTCTTGCCCTCATCTCAGTATCTAGTGCTTTTTGTGGGTTGTAACCCTTCTCACACACGCCTCTGCCCCAGAATTTATTAGGAACAATGTCGTGTTGGTATGCAATGAACGGTCTATCAATCATCATAAAGGCGTTTTCCTCTGCCCTTAATACATATTCATCATTAACGATAGTAACTACTGCTTCTACTAACTCATCCTTCTTAGTATATTCAAAATCATCATCGTCTTTCTTAGGCTTTAAGAACCTTTTAGGTACTAAACCCCAGTATTCTGTAAGTTTTACATTGTCCGACTCGTCTGCTTGCTTAGTTTCAGGGTCAAATCCAAACTTAATAGTATTATAATCACCATCAAGAGGTACATCTCTGTAGATTCCACTCTTAATACCATCAATAATAAGGTATCTAGGCTTGATTACTTCGTGTGCAACACCTAATGCCTCGTTAATAGAGTTAGCAGAAGGGTCAATTAAAAATTCTTTAGGTGAAATAGCCTCTATCTTAACATCAATAGTAGGTATCTCAACCAACTCCCTAGTAGAAGTCATTGTTCCCTCTACAGGAACTTCTTGAGGCACTCTTTCTACAGTCTGTTCAACTACAATCTTGCCAATACCAGTACCATAGATAGCACCATTCAAGAATACTTCACAAATAGCGTCTTTAACACCAGTCTTTTCTAGGTCTTCTTGTAATAAGTTACGAACATACTCAGCATCTGTCTTATCTTGGTCTAACATATCGTCTTGAATGTCGAACCACTTGCCACGACCAAAGGTTGCTTCTTCTAATTCTGCAACTGATGACTCTACTGCCTGTTGTAAAGCAGGAGCAATGATTCTTGACTTCTCAGATTGACGCATACGGTCAGACTGTAACCAAATACCACGCCATAGACGGTAATATTCATCCCATTGGTCAACATAGTTTAAATCACGGTGAGTGCGCCAGCCATCTAAGCGATACATAAGCCAAGATGATAGGGCTTGATACTTTGTTTCTTTACTATCGAACATAAGGTATTGATTTGTATAGTAATTTAGGCGTAATATATCATAAACAAAATGTGAATTGCAACTATTTTAGTTTTTCGTTAAAAATCAATGAGTTATATCCTCTATAGCCTTGACTACATCTTCAGGTTGAATGTATTTAGTACACTCAAATAACTCTTTCTTCTTATCACTAGGACACCAGACTAAATCTTCCTTGTCAAAGTTGAATTTATTGAAACAATGTTTACATTTGTCCTTAGGCGCATCAATTCTATGGCAATCAAACTCAGTATAAGGCGCAGAAAATCCAGAAATCATAATGACTGGTGTTCCAATAGCCCAAGCCAACCAAGACAAACCACTGCCAAGACCAATAAACATCTCAGCACCAGCAATGTCTTTAATTCGTTCCTTTAATTTAATATCACCAGTCTTATCTATAACATTTTTAGGTATTGTGTTGTATAGGTAGTCCTTATATCGGTCTATATCAATAACATCGTATCCTTTATCGTTAAGATAATCAACAACAGTCTGCCACCCATTAGGATTATTCCAATATTTTGATTGAGATGTAGAGTGTGTTGCAATACACACATATTTCTTCTTTCGTTTTCTTAACTTTTTAGGAATATCAACCTTGGGTCTAATTTCCTTGTAAGGTATATTGAACGCTTTACAAGCAACCTCTTGTAAAGGCATAGTCTTATGTCTATCGTCTAATCCCCAACCTATATTAAAGTAAATTCCTGTCTTTTTTACTTTTACATTATCACTAAAATGTAATTTGGGATAGGACTTGGTAAATAAGAACCCTAACTTTGTATGTATAGTTACATCGTAACCAGTAGTCTCACGATATTGCTCAATATAAGGCATCCATGCTATCGTATCTCCCAAAGCATCACTAAACGCAACTACAACCTTCCTTCTCATTATAAATTAGCCCATTATGTAGGTGGATGTCTATTCTTAATTACTGTAGCCCGCATCCGTTGGCACATCCATACAAGTATGGGATTCTTTAGTAACCAGCCACCGCATCTTCAGGTTGCCAATCATCATCTAGCTCAATAGTATGGGCGAAGTCCGCAACACTCACTTGGTCAATGTAAGCAAGAGCATCTAACATATCATCATGTGCTAATTTGTTAGGAAAATCAAGCATTTGCGAGATAAACAGCTTCCAATCTCTATCTTCATTGTAAGTTATCTGTCCATGTTCCATTCTACCTTGTAACGCCCAGACAATCCTCTCGTTCTTTTTCTTACCACCGTGTCTCATCTCAATAATCGACACATATTGACCCTGTGTACGCATCTCATCCTCTAGGTAGGGCATGATTGCGTTCTTCAGTGAGCCAGTCTCAATACCAACGGTAGAAGATTCAACAATAGATGCAGATTTAAGTATCTTCTTGGCTGTTTCTTTAATATTCCACCTTCCGTGGAGAATATCTTTAACCCACCACCTATCTCTGTCAACTTTAACAATAGCAATAGCAGTTTCATCAAGTCTTGAGCGTTTTAAGTTACGTTCTTTCTCAACAGCTTCAAATCCAGCAGGGTCAATAGCAATAACATAATGACCTTCATCGGGTTCTGGCTCAGTCTTAAACCATTCCTCTTTAAAGATACCACCAGAGAAGGTTTCAAAGGAAGCCTCAAACTCTTGTCTAAAGGACATAGATGACATTGTTTTAGCCGCAGCCTCAATTTCATCCTCTGGAATAAACGGGTTATCAGTTGAGTTAAATTGCCACGCCTCCCAATCATCATCGTCTAAAGCATCAGTATATAGGTCATAAAAGTGATTTTTACCAGCAGGTGTACCAATAAACAAAGCACCACCTCTAACATCCGCAAGAGTAGGTCTAATAATCTGTTCCCACACCACAGGTTTCATAGAAGCGTACTCATCTAGTACAACATAAGCCAAACCAACACCACGTAATGTATCAGGTCTATCAGACCCTTTCAAATAGATTCTTCGCCCATTTGTCAAAGTTAATACAGCAGTATTCTCGTGAGCAGCAGCAATAAAAGGTTCACCCAACTCTTTGAGCATTAACCACATGATGTCTTTAGCTTGTTGAAACGTAGGACCAATGTAGAATACATCCTTCTCGTCACTCTGAAGAGCTTTAATTAACAATATCCAAGCAGCCAACCTAGACTTACCAAACCTACGCCCAGCAGCCACAACNTTAAATCTCTTCTCTGAATTAAATATCTCTAACTGAGCAGGGTGTAAATCAATGTTTATTTCAGACATCAGTTATTCTCAATCTCAGCAATAACAACATCATCTTCTTTAGTTTCGGGATTAACCAACTTCTCAATAGGNGTTTCAGAAATCTTAGCTTGTATTTCAGAAGACGTACCAACATTAATCACAATCTGAGAGTCTTGTTTAGTTTTAGAGGAATCAATAGCTTTATGAACAGGTAGTATTCTATCCATACACATCTTTAAACAGTGAACATCACCTTGTAGTGCCATACCCATCACCTTCTCAACAATCATAGGACCACGGTCAGTCATCATCTGTTGTGCAAGAAGCGTCATCTTATTAACAGAGCCTTTGGGTCTTCCACCTTTAGGTGCATCAGGATAAGCAACCTGTCCTTTAATCATTCTAGGATTGCCCTTTCTTTTCTTCTCTTCCATATTTAATTATCCACCAAGGGGTTAAATTAGTAACCATTATAGAACAAAGAACCAATAGAGTATATACAAATTATTATATATTAGCATTTGACAGTATAGGTTTTATCAGTTAAAATCTTCCTTAACTAGTTAGCCAGTTACATAGTAGCCTTCATTTAGTATCTTCTAAATCTAACAAGTTATTGCAGATAGCT